CTCTGATTAATTATGACTTCATTAACTTCAACAACAATAAAAAATTTACCTAAGCAAAATTTGGTGCAAGCCATCTTATCTGATTCTGAACTATCTGCTGACATAATAGACACTTATGATGATTATCAAGCAATCTACAAAACCAGGCATGACATGGTTCATGCTGCAATTTGTGATCATTTGCAAATACCCTGGGGTGAGAAAACAGTTGATGAAGTAATGAAACCACACTCAATCTTTTTATCTCAACATCAATATTATGAGGAAATTAAAAGACAAACTCCAGATTATCTTGGAGTTAAGGGCATGGAGGTGACAATTCTAGAGATCACAGTTTCTACTGATTTGAGAGCCAGAACAAAGAAAGCAGCCAAGTATGCCCTTTTGTGTAAGGTACTGAGAGATGTTGGGTTTGAGTTAGATTATAGAATTTTTGTCTTTAATCCTAGGAATGTTTATATTAACATTTCTGATCACAGAAGAATGGGATTGAGTGACTTGGTGATTGATTTTGCTAAGAGAACATGTGAGCGAGTTAATGCATTACTTTCAGTGGTGCACAAGACAACACAGGGACAGATTTATTATTATCAATTTTTTGAGATAATGCAGAATGACATTCCTGTAGATATTAAAGCTTCTGATGTTTTTAAAACTCATGATAAATATCCCAACAAATGTTTTCATTCTATAGATGATCTAACTACTTTCTTAAAAAAACCCGGAGATCCATTGATGACCAGAGGAGATGAAAGGTTTATGAGTGAAATGCTAAACGAAGCTAAAGGTGTTGAAAGTGAATTGACGAAAAGGGAAGACTTTGATGAAGGTGTTTTCTTAGACTCTCTAACTGAACAAAGCAATACTAACGAGTTAAGAAGTGTTCTGCCTCTACCTTACATGAGCACTAAAATAATTGATTCATCTGAAAGATCAACTGAAAGGGACTGGGAATTGGTATCTATGATCTCTGCAAAAATGATGGAATCAAATAACACTGTGATAAACACGTTGGGATCTTATAGTTTTAATAATATGAGTAGGATAAATACAAAACAAGATAAATATAATGATGATTTTCTATTTATATGCAAGATGGGAACAGAAGAGAATAAGCTGAATGCATTAGAGGGTCCAGGTAGAAAAAAATTCTTAAAACAAGGGTCCATTAAACACATTGAAGAGGAAAAGAAAAAAGATGGATATGCTCTGAATCCAAGAGCTAATGTTGAATCTATTCATAATTTTTCTTTTTTACTTTCACACAAAACCAATCTCAAAACAACTGGAGATTTAACGACTGACATGGAATCTCTCAGCAATCTAAAAAATATTGGATTAGATTATGTGAAACTATGTCAAACTATTTTTAGGGAAATTAACATCAATAGTATGAGAGGAGATCGTCGACACAAATATATTATTAAACCCACTGGAGCAGAAGGAGTTTATATATGTTTATATCCAGGAACAAAACTTAGGTGTGGTGAATTAGCTAATATAGTGTGGTTTAAAGTGATTGTGGATAATTCTTCAGAAAACTTTGATGAGGATATGCATGGCTCATGGATTTTCAAGAAGTTATATAGAGATAAAGAAATTAGTTACACTAGATGGTTATCATGTGATGTTCATAGATTAGATCACTATATTAGATGTTATGACAAAATTCTTATGAGTTATTGTTCGGTTGTGTCTCAACAATATAAACTATCATCAGTAACGGAAGAATCCAGAGAAAGAAATCCTAGTGAAGTTTCTTTGATTAATATGATAAACAAAGACACTACAAATTTGCTGGGGTTAATAATTATGACATACCTAGAAGATCGTAGAACAACTTCTAAAATGTTGCAAAATATTAGATATTTAGTGATGACTAATCTGTCTATATTCCCAAGAGTGAAATCAGTTATGGAGAAGTTCTCTGATGCCATCCGATCACCTCTACAATTATATTATCTGCAAAAAGCATTGGAGTTCAACAATAAAATGAAGAGTTGGTCTATTGCAAAAAATTCAATATTTGGAAATGTTAAATATGATTTCAAGTCACAAACTTTCCTCGATACATATGGAGGGTCAGTCATTGAGCTCCCAAGACCATTAGTTTCTGGACCACAGCAGACTGCAGAGTTTTCAGAAATATTATGTGAGATGTATTTTACAATGTTGTTCAATAAAAATCAAGATGATCCAACACATGCTAGCTTTCAAGTGTTAGATAAAATCATTGAGGGAGAAGATGCTTTTCTAGAGGTTAAACAAGAAAAGATGCATTTAGGCTACTCTAATGATATATCTCACATTGATTTTGCTAAAATAATTATAAAAAAACCACACACTCACCAATTTTCAGCTAAGGCTATAGAAATTGGATCTAAGTTACTAAGAGATAAATTAGATGATCCTTTTGCAGATCATTTTATAATAGCATCTCAAAAACCTAATATGAATAAAAGTGTGGATGAATATGCCACTTTCAAATCATCAGCTACTTTGGAGACAACAACTTATCAATCAGACAAAAATAGACAGAATTCTAGAAGACGTTGTCTAGAAGGTGTGAATAGTCTATTAGAGGAAGGTCTGATGAAATCATATGATGTGGCAAACAAATATAAGGATGAAGATACATTTTATCATGTGTTTAAGAAGAATCAAATAGGAGGTGTTAGAGAAATTTTGATCTTACCAATCACTAACAGAATAAGGATAAATATATTAGAGACATTTTCTAGAAATTTATGCTATTTCGATAAAAGAGAGGTGCTAACTCATGGTGTTACAAAAAATGAGAGCATTAAATCAGCTTTATACATGTCAAAAAAATATGAACATATTAGAGCCCCCATACACCTAACATTTGATAAATCAAAATGGGGCCCAAGTTTTGTTCCAATTCAGTTTATATATTTATTCACCCCTTTTAGACAAAAAATGGGAAATTTATTTAACCTCTTCCTTGATATATTGATAAGGCATCAAAACAAAAAATGTGTTTTGCCTGATAGATTAGTAAAG